TTTCTGACGGCTCTTATATTAAGGATATGAAGGTATTGACATTTTAGTAATAGTATGTTATAATATGGTAATTTTCTGTTCAATAGTGGATAGATTATTGGAAAGGAGTAGACAATGCAATTCAAACCATACAAAACCCATGATGAAATACATACAATGGATGAACAATGGTTGCGAGATTTTTTTCAAGTGGCTTACGTTACAGATATAAACTTACAAGATATTAATGAATGTTTATCTGATTACATTAGATACCTAGACAATCCTAATCAATTAGAATTTAATTGGAAGCAAGGAGTAGGACAATGAGGTGTTCGTGTTGTGATAAATTACTTGAACAAAGTGAAATAAAGTTTAATAAGCTATTAAAAAGATGGGATTACTGTGGTACTTGTAAGACTATTAGTAAAGAAATATTATATGATATTGAATTATTAAATGATAATTTTTTTCTTGACAATAGTATAAATCCAATGTATAATATAGGAGTAGAGGAAGATGACACACATAGATGATTGGGCTTATGTTAAAGAAATTCCTTATAAAAATATTATAAAAGAATTATATAATATTTTAGAAGATAATAAAACACTATTCAAGGATGATAATGATGATAAATCTATTCTCTTACAAGCAATTTATAAAAAGGTTTCAAAATGTTAATCGTAGTTATTATAGTTGTCTTGTGGTTGTGTTGGGAGTTGTCTTAACTTTTAATACAGCTAAAGCTACAGATAGACCAGAAGATATGGGTTGTCTTGTTGAAGCAATTTATTTTGAAGGTAGGTCTGAAAGTGTAAGTGGTATGTTAGCTATTGGTATTGTTATTTTAAATAGAGTTAGAAGTGAACGATACCCAAATACTATTTGTGATGTTGTACATGAAGGTCATTATTGGGAAGGTAATCCTGTAAAATTTAAATGTGCTTTTACCTACTGGTGTGATGGAAAAGCTGAAAGATATAACAATATCAAAGCGTTAGCTAAAGTACAAGAGGTAGTAATTTTATTGATGGATGGAGTAACGATTGAAGGAATAGAGTTTGCAACACACTACCATGCAAATTATGTTTCACCTTATTGGGCTTACTCTGAAGATTTTATTTATCTTGGTAGAATAGGAAGGCACTTGTTTTATGAAACCATTTATGACAATTAGAGTTGGAGCTATTGATGTTGAGGTATTTCGTATGCCACTAGAAGACGATACGTTTGGTGATTTTAGTTACATCAATACTCGTATTAGAATAGATGATAGATTAGAAGGTGCAACATTAGTCGATACGTTAATACATGAAATCAACCATGTAGTCTGGGCTGTTGGTCAATTAAAAAATAAAACACAGAAAGAAGAGAGAGCCGTAGCAGTTATGGCTACATACTGGACACAAATTTTTAGAGATAACCCAAAGTTATTGACATGGATAAAGAAGAACCTAACAAAATCGTAGGTGTTGATGCTTTTAGAGAACGTAAAGCAGAACAGCTTATACAAAAACTAGAGTATTCTAGGATAGATCAAGAAGAGTTTACTATTGGAATGTTACGATTAGGATATTCCGTTGAAGTTGTAGAAGTTATATTGGAAAGTTTGTTTGAGGATAGTTAATTATGTTTCGTTGGATAGCTTTTGTAGGAGCAGTATCATCTTTATTACTGCTAACGTCTGGTAATGTTTCTATTCAATGGATAGGTTGGACAGTATCATCTATATCCTGTCTAGCTTGGATTTGGTTTGCTAAAAAAGATAAGGATGTACCAAGAATGTTAATGGAAATTTGTTATTTTATCGCAGGAATATGGGGGATATATAATTGGATATAATTGTAGGATTGTTATTGGGTTGGTCTGTATTATTCGCAACAAACTCAGAATTTTTTAACAAAGTAGAGGAGCTAAAAGAACAAGGACATGAGTGGGAATATACTGGTAAACAGTTTTGGAAAGATACAGGAGATAATCCTGCTATCTTAATCTATAGTAGCAAAGGAACTAAGCCTAGATACTATTGGAGTATAGGAGAGTTAGAACATAGGAGAGTTAAGTGAAGTCGAAGAGTAAAAAATTAAGACCTTCAAAAGATCAGAGAGTTAAAAGACCACGTTGGTCAATACCTTCTGCTAGAAAAGAAAGACAGAAGTATACATCAGATGAGTATAGAGATAACTACAGCAACATTAAATGGAGTAAAAAATAATGGAAAGAAAATTTGTATTGACAGAAAAACAATTAACTGATATACTATCAACAACATCCAGACTTCCTTGGGGACAAGTTAATTCTATTATGGAGATATTAAAAAATGCCAAAGAATTTAAAGAACAAATCGAGGAAGAAAAAGAAACCGTTCCAGATAATAACAGTTGAAGCAACAGAGAAAAGACCTAGCTTTGTGTTCGTAGCACGTTTTGAAAATTGTTATAGGACGGATGATAATGAGTGAAGATGATTTTATATTTAATAAAAATTTAGTACAGCGAATTAATATGTTCTGGTTAAAACGTGGAATTAATGCTGGAGCTAGGTTAAAGAAACATATGAAACCAGATGGTGAAATATATTATACAATAGTTTCTAATTTGATAGTTGAAAAAGATTATACAGTAGATGTAAGGAGAGAAAATTAATGGCAATATATAGTAACATTTTAACAAGACCTGTACGTGAAGATGATGTAGTAAATAAACCTCCACATTATAACAAAGGTAGTATAGAATGTATTAATGCTATAGAAGCTTCAATGACTAAAGAAGAATTTGCTGGATATTTAAAAGGAAATGTGGTAAAATATTTATGGAGATATAATTACAAAGGTAAACCTAAAGAAGATTTGGATAAATCAAACTGGTATTTAGAAAGACTGAGAGGATTATATGAGTAATGCACAGGCACTACAAACACATTTACCATGTGAGGATTGTGGATCAAGTGATGCACTAGCATTGTATGACGATCATACATATTGTTATTCCTGCGAAACTTTTAAATGGAATGATGATTACAAACAACAGGATAAGAATGTTTATAAAATGGAAACAAACTTACAACATAAACCATTCAGAGGATTGTCAGAAGAGACAGTTAAATTTTTTGGAGTAACAGTATCATCTGATAACAATACACATCACTATCCATACTATGATGCTAATAATAATATTGTTGGTACTAAAGTTAGGAATGTAATTAATAAAAACTTTTTCTCGCAAGGTGATATAAAAGATGCAGTATTGTTTGGTCAAAATCTTTTTAGAAATACTGGTAAGTATATAACGATATGCGAAGGTGAAGTAGATGCTATGTCTGCTTATCAAATGCTTGGTAGCAAATGGTCTGTAGTATCTATTAAGAATGGTGGACAATCTGCTGTAAGAGATGTTAAGAAAAATTTTGAATACTTAGACAGCTTTGATAATGTAGTTATTTGTTTTGATAATGATGAGGTAGGAAGAACAGCTTCAGAAAAAGTTGCTCAGTTATTTTCACCTCGTAAAGCAAAGATAGTTCCATTAGTAGAGAAAGATGCTAATGATTATTTACAAAAGAATAAGATAAAAGATTTTGTTAATGCTTGGTGGAACGCAAAGAACTATGTTCCAGATGGTATACTAGCATCATCTTCTTTAATTAGTTCGTTAGGTGAGACAGATGAAACACAGTCTATATCATATCCCTGGTCTGGATTAAATAGAATAACAGATGGTATGAGAGAAGGTGAGATGGTTGTTGTTACTGCTGAGACAGGTGTAGGTAAAACATCTTTCCTAAGAGAGATATGTCATTACCTATTAAAGAATACAAAGGAACGAATTGGGACTTTATTTTTAGAAGAGACACCTAAAATCAGTAGTATTGGTCTTGCATCTATGGAAGCAGATATACCTGCTCATAAATTTAAGACCGTTTTAGAACCTAAAGATAGGGAACAATATGGAAAACAGATACTAGCTGATGATAGAATATATTTTTATGACTCATTTGGGTCAATGGATATTGACAATCTCTTAGCAAAGATTAGATACTATGCTAAAGGATTAGACTGTAGGTTTATTATCTTGGATCATATTAGTATTGTTGTTAGTGATGGACGTAATGGTGCAGATGAAAGAAAGATCTTGGATGAGATCGCAACAAAATTAAAAACCCTAACAATAGAATTAGGAATATGTTTGTTAGCTGTTGTTCATGTCAATAGACAAGGACAGATAAGAGGTACGGCTGGTATAGAACAGTTAGCTAACATGGTGGTAGGTTTAAAAAGAGATAGGTTAGCGGAGGATGACATTGAAAGAAACACTACAGACGTAGTTGTATGGAAGAATAGATGGACAGGTGAGACTGGAACAGCTTGTCACTTATACTATGATCCAGAAACAGGAAGAATGACGGAGAGAAATATATCAGATGTTGAAGCAGAACAAGAGAAAGTTAGTAGTTGATATTGAAACAGATAGTCTTGATGCTACAGTTATTCATGTTGCTGTTACAAAAGATATAGATACAAAAGAAGTACGGAGTTTTAGAGATGGAAAAGATTTTACTTCTTATATTCATTCCGTTCCTAGTGTGTTTATTATGCACAATGGAATATCTTTTGATGCTCCTGTATTAAATAGACTTTGGAACGCAAGGATAAAAGTAAATGATTGTATTGATACGTTATTATTATCACGTTTGTTTAGCCCAATTAGAGAAAAGGGTCATGCTCTTGACGCATGGGGAATATATCTCGGATGTCCTAAAATACATTTCAATGATTTTGAAAAGTATTCAGAAGAGATGCTCAAGTATTGTAAACAGGATGTTGAAGTAACAGAGAAAACATTCTATCGTTTGTTAGAAGAAGGTAAAGATTTTTCAGAAGAGTCTATGGTTTTAGAACATGAAGTTCAACATATAATTAGTAAACAAATAAAAGTAGGTTTTAATTTTGATTTGCAGAAGGCACAATTATTATTAGCAGACCTGATGCAGAGGGCAAATGATATTCAAAAAGAAATTACAGAGAAGTGGCTACCAGTTGTTGCATTGGATAAAGAAGTTAAGATACGTCACACTAAAGACGGTAGACTTAGTAAGGTTGGTCTTAGTGGTATTCCTGATCCTATGTCTACTGTATGTGGTAACTTTAGTCGTATTAAATATGTTTCCTTTAACCTCTCATCTCGTCAACAAATTAGTGATAGGTTAAAAAGATTGGGATGGAAACCAAAAGAGTTTACAGAAAAGGGACAAGCTATTGTAAATGAAAAGGTTTTAGAAAGAGTAAACATACCAGAAGCAAAACAAATAGCAGAGTATCTAACATTAGAAAAACGTAATGCACAAATCAAATCTTGGATTGAAGCATCAGAGAAAGATGGGAGAGTACATGGTAGTGTTATAACTAATGGAGCTATTACAGGACGTATGACACATAGAAAACCTAACATGGCTCAAGTACCTTCAACACGTAAACCTTATGGAGAAGAATGTAGGGAGTGTTGGATACCTAGTAGTGGGAATAGTTTGATTGGTATAGATGCTAGTAGTTTAGAATTAAGAATGTTATCACATTATATGAATGACAAAGAATATACAAAGGAAGTAGTTCATGGAGACATACACACAGTTAACCAAATGGTTGCAGGGTTGCAATCAAGAGATCAGGCAAAAACATTCATCTATGCTTTTATCTATGGAGCAGGAGATGCAAAAATTGGAGCTGTCGTTGGTGGAAGTAGAGCAGATGGAAAAGAACTTAAAGAACGATTTCTCAATCGTACTCCAGCACTTGCAAATCTTAGAGAAAGAGTCTTTAGGGCTGCTAAAACTGGTAAAATCAAGGGTGCTGACGGAAGGTATCTTACGATAAGGTCTGAACATTCAGCACTTAATGTTTTATTACAAGGTGCAGGTGCTATTGTAATGAAGAAAGCTTTAACTATTTTTTATCAAGACTTATTAAAACAAAGACTTAATCCTGCAAAATACTTTGTTGCAAACATACATGATGAGTGGCAGTTGGATGTACCAACAAGACTTTGTGAACAAGTAGCGAACATAGGTATACGATCTATACGCAACACAGCACAAGCTCTTAATCTTAACTGTCCTCTTGATGGTGAATATAAGATAGGTAATAATTGGTCACTAACACACTAGGAGAAAAAATGTTGTTTACATATGATACGTTTGAAAATAAATTAGAAAAGTTTCACAAAGCTTTTGGACATCCTATAGGTACGGAGTTTTCTACAGAGGATAGCGAGTTACCTTTAAAACTTATTAGAGAAGAATGTAATGAATTAATGGAGGCTAAAGATGTACCCAATATAAAGAAGGAGTTAGTAGATTTAGTATATGTTTGTGTGTCTATGTCTGTAAGGTATGGATGGGATTTATCTGTTATGTTTAATTTAGTACACGCTTCTAACATGACAAAATTAGATGATGATGGTAAACCTATTTATCGTGAAGATGGTAAAATATTGAAGTCAAACAATTACTTACCTGTAGACTTGACAAAGTTGTAGAAGTAGTTTATAATAATAGTACGATTAATTTTATAGGAGAAATAATCAATGGTTAAAGCAGATGTTTATACAGTTGAAGGACTTGCATATTGGGCTAAGTTAGA